GTTTTCTCTTCGCCGTTTTCACCATCGGCTTCTTCGTCACCCTCTTGCTGACCGCTTTCCGCATTAGCTATCTCTCCTCTTTCAGACGGTTGGCCAAGCTCTTGATTGAGCAAGGCCGTCTCTATCGCAGCTTCCAACCCGGGATACGTTCCATCCTCGATGAGCTGGTTGCAGCGACCCTTGGCCAGAGCTTCCACCGGCACCAATCCTGCGTCGACGTCTATCTTGGAAGCCTCGGCCTTTTTCTTTGCGATGTCTGCACTCTGGACCGCGTCCATCTGCCAGAGTGAGTTCCACTCGTAGAAGATGTTTGGATCCAGTTTCCCCAGAGCACTCTTGATCAACGACTGATCCAGCTTCTCGAGCGCCGGAGACAATCTTAACTCTTGGTCTGACTTGACTTTATCGTAGTAGTTCTGTAGATCGCCCTCTCCGGTTGAGTTGAGCCCCGCCGGTGACTGTCCCAGGAATCTCGTCACTGGGATGTCTGCGGCACCCGCAGCTATTTGAAGGTACATCTGGAGGACCTCCGGCATCCCTGCGAAGTTGGTGCCAATACGTTCCCAGGTTTCTTCGCCGTCGATGACGATGGCGTTGATCACGGACTTTGCGACGTTGGCCTCGGAGAACCTCTTGATGAGCCGGTTGGTCCCCTGCTCGGTGGCCATGATCTCCGTCATGCCTGGAATCTTGATGACGTCGAGCTTGGCCTCCTGGATCATGGTGGCAATGGAAGACATCACCGCTCCGGCCGAGTTCACGCTATCACTGATGACGTTCATCATCGGGTCGCCCCAACCCTGATTGGTCATAGGATCTGGAGTGTCCAATCCGGTGAGACGAACCATCCTGGAGGGATGAATCCTCGTGGTGTTATCAATGTTATAGAACTTCGGCTGGCCATAGTATGGAGAGAGTAAATCTTTCTCGAGCTCTTCGACGGTCAACTGATGCGGTGCCAGCACATGAATGAACTTGAAGCCGTCCAACGGAACTTCTTCTGGAATGAGCTCAGATGCAAGGTTCCCGTCGACACCTATCATCAAGCACGCGCCACCGTACAGCCGCGCCTTCGTGAGCGCCATCTGCAGCTTCAGCTGGAGCCCGAGGCGCTTTTCGGTCTCCTCGATCTTTTCGATTTGATCTTGCTTGGCCTGCCACGATCGCCACTGGCGGGTTGCATCCTGAGCCGGGATTGAGATCGCTTTCCTGGCAATCCAGTCAGACTTGAACGCGGCTTCCAGTTGCTGGCGGTTCCATATCGGCGAGATATAAGAATGCGCCGTCATCTTGTCGCGGCCGACGACGCCGAGTCCGCTCAAGAAGTTATGGAAGGTGTCGCTGAAATGGAACATCAGCAATCCTGCTTGCTGGTTTTGCACCAGCGCTGAAGCGCGTCGATGAAGGTCATGTCTGGTACGTCACCCTCGTAGCGATAGATGTCATCGCGCACCGTCGCCTCCGACCCGAGCCGGATGGCGCACCAATACACGAGCTTCCTTGGAAGAAGCCACGCGATCATGATGGTGAGTCTCTCGATCAACGGCGAGCCTCCGGTAGATCAGGATCCACCAGTTCGAGCTCTTCCATCATCACGGTGATGGCAAAGTTCCGCTCGGCTTCTTGCTCGACCGGATCACCGCGGGTTCCGGATCTAAATTTTATGTGGACGATTGCCCGGCCAACGTCGGCTGGGATGATGACTCCCGACCCGGGAACGACTTCCGGGATCGTGACTTCATAGCCATCGAGACCGAACATGTCATTGAAGAAGACGCCATCGGTGGAAAACTGAAACGTGAGGGGAGCATCGGTCCATTCCGGTGGCATGGTGATCCTGACCAGCTGACCTTCGCCGCAGTCGACTGCGTCAGAGAGTGACTGACCCCTTGAGATGGTCGGTCCATTGATGACCTGGAGCGTCATGGCGCGGTCCTTTGCAGTTCGTCTTCTATTCGTTTGACGAGCATGTCGCGATCAATACGGGTGTCTCCCAATAGGAAGCAACTTATGTCTCCGCTCAGATCTCTGCGCCCATGGGTAATTCTCTTCGGATCAGACATCCTTTGACGGATGACGTCCTGAGCGTCCCTGATCTCCTCGTCCGTCATCATCGCTTCGCTCTCGGCTTCTTCTTGAATCCGCTCGTCGCGTGATAGAGTGCGACTTGCTTCTTCGTGAACTTCCTCCCGGACGGAGAGCGATACTCGTTCTTGGAAACTTTCTTGAATGGCATCAGTGATCCCTGATACTGATTTCACTGAGGAGCGTCGTCTGTGATCGTATCCAATCAACGATGTCCTCTCGCATGATGAAGTCCGCGAGTTGCTTGGAAAACTGACGACCGAGATCGAGTCTCTCCTTCACATCGTGAGGAGCGAGCGTGATGATCTGACATGCGACTGCGATCGCCAAGGAAGTATGAATCTCTGCGATTTCCTCTCCGGAGAGTGCAGCATTGATGAGCTCGACGAGCTCGATCACGTGATCCTGACGAGCGTCCTCTTCCGTTGTCATCCGACCCAACTCAATGTTCTGTCGTATGAAGATGCCGCGGATGCGAGCTTGTTGAATGCTCCGGCTGTAGAATCCACTTGGTCCTTGTACTTCCCTGCAGGGAACTGTTCGTGTTCATCGATGAACTCCCTGTTCCACTCCGCGGATTTGAGATAGACATTTCCGGCTTGGACTTGAGCGGCATACGGCTCGGCTCTGACTTCCTTCGATCCGGTGACCTTGTCCGTGAAGACTTGATATCCGTGGAATCTTCTCACGGAGCTCTCTGCTGATTCCTTGCCGCCACTTCCTGGTTCCTGCTCAAACCAGATTGAATATCTGGGACACGTGAGTTTATCTATCTCCGCTGCCTGAAGAAGACGTTGTTCTCTTTCGAGCGCGGACCACTGACCTCGCAACATGTCCTCGACGACAGTCGTCCCATCCATCATGAGATGAACCAGTGCAGCCGCCGTGTATGCGCCTCCGTCCTGAGTTCCGGCTTTGTCAACGTACCGAACAGATCGCTTGATCTTATGTCTATCAAATGCGGGAACGATCTTGAATTGCTCCACGGGGAAGAGCTCTCCTCCCGCTACGATGGGACTCTGCTGATAGATGCTCTCCCACGACGCCTGAGTGAGAACCTGCTTCCTCTGTTCTAAGAACTCTAAAGATTTTAACTCCGGGAACAGAGGCTCTCCCGCTCTTCGGTGATCATCATCTTCAATCGCAATGGCAGGATACTTCAGGACCTTCGTATTTGGGAAGTGCTCTATCCATCTCCCGACGGGATCGTCCAGATGCCACCGCGTCATGATCATGATGAAGCCGGCTCGTTCAGAGAATCTCCCGAAGAAGTCGTCCGTGAACCATGACCATGTCTTCTCGCGTACTGCTTTACTCTGCGCTTCCGCGCGACCTTTGATGGGATCGTCGATGAAGCCGAGATCAAGTCCCTGTCCGTTGATCTGACCCATGACGGTCGTGTTACGAAAAGATCCCTCATGACCGACGTACTCCAAGAGCGAAGAGTTCCGAAGCCATTTTCCCGGCGTACCTGCATCGCTGAGCTTCGTGTTCGCGAAGACTGATGCATAGTTCTCGGAGTCGAAGATTCTTTGAAGAGTGATATTGACACGAGATCCTAAGTCATCGCTATAAGACCCGAAGATCGTTCTCAGCGATGGATCATTCCCTGCGCACCATGCGATGAAATCAATGATCTGCTCCGTCTTCCCATGTTGAGGAGGAGCCTGCAAAATCAAAGACGGACGAAGTCCCGCTTTGAAGTCTTCCCAGAACTGGATGAGATGATGCGAGACATCGACCTGCCACCATGCTCTCAATAACTTGGGTCGTATGATATTCCTGAAGAGAAGAAAATCCCTTCGTGCGAGAGCTCCTTGGAGTTCTCCCGCGAGATCAACATCCTTCGTCTCTGCATCCTTGTTCTTGGAGGCGAGCTTGAGAAAGAGTTCTGTGATCTCTTCAGGACTCTTACTTTTCGCGCTCGCTTTCGACCTCGACATTGCGACCCTCTACGTCGATCATCTTATTCGGTCTGTTCGGTTTATCATAGATCGCTCTCGCGAGAAGATCCAGACGGATACCTCTTTGACGGAGCTCTTCCTGTATCTCTTCTACAGATCGATAAGTCACTTCGACCTTGACTTCTTTCTTGTGATCGATCTGCAGAGGGAGTACTCTAGCGAGTAGCATCGCGAAGGCTCGGAGATCTTTCACAGCGAGATTGAGGAGAAATCCCGTGAGTCCGTCTTTCCCCTTTCCGTCGTTCCCGTGGATCTCGGCTGCAGCGATGATGCACTCTTTCAATAGAGTGGGGATCTTGTTCTTTGTTCCCTTCGCTCTTCCACCTTTGAACGGTTTCGGTTGTCCCTTCTTGAAAGAAGTCTTTCCTGCTCGATATCCTTTCGGCTTCTCGAGCTTCTCATCTTGTCGTGGACGGAGATCCATATCAATCCTCTAGGAACCCGCTGAAATAGCGGGAAATCGCGGAAGTTGCTCGGAGTCCGGGCGCGCGGCGGCGG